ATTTAATTACTTCCTACTTTTATTTTTATTTCTGCCCATATAATAGTCTCCAGGTTCATAGTTCCACTTATGTCCGTGATGACCTCTTATATCAGCCCATAAACATCTTGCTTTTACTATCAACACTCTCCACCATAATCTCTTTGCCACTTTAAATTCCTCGTCTACTTCTACTCCATACCGTTGTTGCTGGTTGTTTTTTGAATTGCTGTACAGGTAGGTACACAGCTGTTGAAGCTTCAGGTGCGTCAATTCTCAAAAAACTACTTCGTATATGACCATACAAATATTTATGTAATGTCGGCTTAACCATTGGTATTGATTTTACCGTATTATAATTTACTTCTATTCGTGTACCTCTCTTCGTAGCGTCACCTGACAAGTAAGCGTCTAATCTTCTTAACAAAGTAAAACGCATAGCAGGTGGCAAATAATGAAAGTTCATACCTATAAACCCACCTTTAATTGGGTCTAAAGGCAACACCAAAGGAAAAGTATCATAGTAAGGTAGTGTCTTTTTAAACTTCGGGTCATAGAAAAACAGATTTAATCTACCTTGACTAGGTCTACTACTCAATTTACCACTTCTCATTAATGCTCTTGCTGATGAAGTGTTTGCTATAGATTGTACTGCTTTTCGGTACCAAGCGCCTGACTTGATACTACCACCTTGGTCTTTTACAATTGGGTCTAATAGTGATATTGCCATAACGCTTATATTTATAATAGAAATGACAAAGGGTACCAGAAAGGTACCCTTTGCTTTTTAAAGTAATGTAGGAAAGAGAGAGATTATTCGTCTTCTGCGAGTTTTGAAAAGTAAGATAATGTATCATCATCTTCACCGCTAGACGCCTCATTACTTTTAACCGAAGCAGTTGCTGTTGCAGCTGCCGTACCGCCAGTCGTAGGTGGGAGGTCTATTTCACTAGCAGTTTCGGTATTCTTTGAACCACTAATCACACGATTTAATTTCTCTTTTAAATCGTCATATGATTTAAAGTTAGCAGCTTCAAGGAATGGTTTAAGAGGATATTGTTTTGCCCAAGTCTCTTTGATAACAGCGTCATCAGCATTAAGAGGACTAGGCGCCTCAAATTCAGATTTATCATAATTCCAGAATCCATCAACCTTTCTAATCTTCAACTTGAAGTTAGCACCTGACCAGAAGTCAAATGGGTTAAATGGTTTCTCATCTTCAAACGCAGGATTCATTGCTTCTGTAATCTTATTGAAAATCTTTTTACCGAATTTAAATAAGAAAACTTTTCCTTCGTTCTCTGGATGTTGTGGGTCTGATACAACATAGACATTGCTGTAATAAGATAATTTTCTTTTTCTTTTTCTAGCAATCTCTTTATCACTATCAACACCAGTATTCCATAATCTAGTGTTCTCTTCTGACACAGGATCTTTTTGTCCTAATGTAGTTAGAGAGTTCTCAATATACCAACCACCAGGTCCTTGGAATGCGTGAGACCATACTCTTGCCCAAGGCATTTCTTCGCCTTGACTAGCAGGTAAAAATCTAAGCACAGCATATCCGTTACCAGTTTTATCTAGTTCTGGTTTCCAAAGTCTGTCGTCTTGGTATTTGTTCTTGGTTTTAGCAGCGTCCTCAGGATTGAGGTTTGCTTCTATTTGTTTTGTTAACTTGTCAAAATTACTTTGACTATTTTTTAAGTTTTCAAAAGCGTCCATAAAGTTTCTCCTTGTATGTATTTCGTATTTGTATTATTGTATTTAAGTATCATAATATAATTTATTTCAATACTATTATTTATACAAGTTCTTATCATAACAGATAATATATCCGTTGTCAAGCACCTGTAAAAGTCTCTTTCATAGTCAATTTAGCACTCGTTCTATTGAAGCTCTGAAAGGGCAAAAACTTTTTAATTCGTTTACTATATTCTTTCCATACTACTTTTTCAACAATTTGTCTATCCCAGCGTTCAATGAATCCCAGTAAGGTTTCAAATACGCTAAAAGTTTCATAACTAATTCTTTTGGATAAGAGAAGTTTGAAGAAAGGTGGATGTTGTCCTCCAACAACTGCAAAGAGATTATCAAAAGTAAGGTTGTTATTGCCCATATAATCCCGAACAATATTACACTCACTCCTAAAATTATAACCAAAAGCGTCTTTATACTTTCTATGAGCAAGGTAAATATCTTGGCCATCAGTTCTGGCAAGGTCTCCAATCCACTTCTTGTCATTGTGCAAAAAGTTTGCCACAAAGAAATCAAGTGCTTGTTCTGCGTTATATTTTTTAGATAGTTTATGAAAGAAGTATCTGTCATTTCGTTTTGTAAATGTCTCTAACTTGCAATTGACTTTACCTGCATATTGTATATAGTCATATGTGTTGGTTGTAAAATGTAATTTAACACCGAGCCATATTTTAAAAACATCAAATCCGCCATACATTATAAAGGTAGTTCTCCTTCAGTAGTTTTGGTTACTAAATTAAGTTTCTGACACTCAATAGTAAGTTTCTCTTTTAATGATTTATTAACTAGAGGACCTACCGTTGCTGTATCAATACCCCGACTTTCACAATAACCTACTATACAATCCATATATGAAGTGCCTGGGTGTTCTTTTCTATATTTTTCTATTTCTAAACTAAATTGTTTACTATTCATTATGCTACTATATCAGGACTTGACCCGATTGTCAAGCAGCTGTGCCTTTTGATTTAACTTCTGGCATATCTTCACCGTTCATAGGTTCTACTAAACCACAACCTATGTCAAGTATCTTTTGTAGATATCCTTCTGTCGCTAATTGATTATCTAAACTTTGATATAGACCTATGTAATTTAAACGAACAAATGCCTGACACTCTTCTAAAGTATCAAACTTATACGCTGGGTGTTTTCTTGGTTCAACATCACCATTTAAATTAATAAGCATTGCAACTATAAGAAATACATCTTTCATACTCTTTCTCCTATAGTGAAAGTTATTGGTTAGTTCTTTTTAATTTGGTCGCAAGATTTAGTATCTGCTTTTAATCCTAGTTCTTTAGAATATATCCATACATAAGAATATGCTACCGTTTCGTCTTTAACGACACACTTCTTACCAAATGTTATTCTAGGATCCTTAGGTATAGAACAAGCACTCAATACTAATCCCATAATTAAAATCATTAATATATTTTTCATTTACTCTTTCTCTGGTTGAGGTACTACAACAAAATCATATATTTTGTATAATACGCATTTATCAATTCTGTCTGGCGTTTCAATTGTTGCAATCAACTCATTATTCTTTTTGTAATGAATAACTGCAAACACAGGTTCTCCTGTAGGTTCGCCATTACTTCTGCCAAATCCTATTTGTACAGGTTTAAAACCTTCCTCTTCTAAAAAACTTTCTACTGCCGAATACTCACCACACATAATTGGTGCGTGAGACGGAAAGAATAGTCCATATGGATTTGCATATACTAAACTTGTCATCAATGTAAACATAACAACAAGTAAAGATTTTTTTAGCATTATTTGCTCCTTTTTTTATAGAGGCGGCAAACAGAAGTTTACCTCTAATTACCAGGTAGTGTTTATGTCTGTTTCGTTTTCTCTTGGTAATATTTATAAAATTTCTCTACACTTTTCTCTAGTTCTGCGACATAATCTTTCGGATTTTTTATCCACTCTTGCATTGAACCATCTTCACCAGCGATAAGTACGACAATTTGTTCTATCGGTTTATTGTATATCTCTTCGTACATTAACGCATAAGCAGTACATTGTAAAAAATAATTATCTACCCACTCTTCAATCTTCTCTTTGTTTGCTGTTTTAAAATCAATTACAGATAACTTACCTCTATATTCTGCAACACAATCGGTTTGACCTGCAACGGTTAACTTCTTACTCAACATAATCGCTTCTATTAAGTGTATGTTGTCTATGTTGTCAAGGTAAGGTTTCATAAGTCTAAACAGACCTAATGGTAATACACCTCTTTCTGCTGGTGTTTCACCTTTTAAATAATTCTCAACTAATGTGTGTGTTGCTTTACCTCTACCTGCAGCTCGTCTCATTTCAAAGTTGGCAACGCTTTCGCCAATACTTTCACGCCATCTTTTAAGACCTTCTGATTTTCTGATTGATAGAATAGATGTGATTGATGGATAGTTCGTACCATCTACATTGTAAAAACGAACACCATTTAAGTTCTTGCCTTTTGTTTGAGGCAGTAATTGTTTATTCAAGTCAACAAATTTAAATTCTTTAGCCATTACTAATCTCCAGTTTGTATTAATATAACATTTTCAGTTTAGTTTGTCAAGCGCCTATGATGACCTATGTTTCATAAACATAGTGTTTATATCTTCAGCACTAAACTGCCCAAGCGCTCACTCGGGTTTATATTCTTCGTATTGTGTCTTACCTTGGTCGTTTCTAAACGCTCTCAAAGTAGACTTTCTGTTATCTGATGGACTCTTATACGAGCAATGAATCCATCCACTATTAGGTTCATCTGTTTTATGAAACTCCAATATCAATTGGTCATAATCCAAGTTCTCAATAATCCACTTCGCTAACTCAGCATTGGGAACCCCAAAGATTTCAAAGTCAGCGGCTTGCCCCTTAGCGTGCTGTGAATTAACACTACTACCTATTGCAACACATAACTCTTCACTTCTAAAGCCGCTTGATACGGTTACTGGTGAAGCATAATGGTCTCTAACAGGTTGTAAAATATTCTCACAAAGTTTTTGCAATGCTGTAATTTGGTCGTCATTAGGATTATTATTAATACCTTTTCGCTCTGCTGTTTGTGAAGCAGTTAATTCCTTCAGACTAAAGTTTTTGCTTAACTTCATATTTGTTTTATCCTCTTGTTAGTTTAAGTATTTTCTCAATCTGTGCCTTAATAATAGGACCTCTATTAGGCCAATGTATATAAGGTTCTTCAGATTTAGAAAGATTGTAAAGAAACGGTAATACAATTTTTTCAAGTTCTTTAAATCTTTTATTTGTTTCTTCAGAAGTTAACTCTTTAGTTATAGTTTCCTTCTCGGCGACAATTTGAAAAATCTCGTTCATCGCTGACTTGATTGAAGAAACATCTTTTTTCAAGTCTTTCAATTCGTCTGTACTAGCAATCTTACTAGTATCAATAGTAGGAGATTTAGGTGCCTCAGCGGCCGTACCTGCAATACCCCAATCATCATTTAGGTCAAAACCTCTCATATAATCAGGTATGTCTTTACTCATCTTCGTTCTCCTCTTTAGGTTCAAATATATGTTGTCTTATATTCTTACCTGTTTGTATTTGTGTACCGAAATCAACAGCGTTATATGCTATTGAGTATCCATTCTTTTGTGCAATCGCAACACTAGTGCCACCAACTTGTAAAAAACTTGCAAAGTTGCCTGAGCAACCTGTTAAAAATATAAAAAGCGATATGATACCTATTAATCTCATTTGATTATTTTGTGTTTTCTTAATACCTGTCTTGTTTTGATTTCTTTAGTTGACGCTTTACCGTGCCTGTCAGCAAACGGCGTACCTGGATTACGCTCAGCTATCTTTGATTGTAGTTCTTTCCAGCCTCCATCATTTTTGATACCTCCAGTACCACTTATTATATTTATGCTACTGACTTTCTGCTGAATATGAGGATTTTGTTCTAAATATGTCTCCTTTTCAGATATTGACATAAATTCAGAATACTCTTTTCCTGTCTTCTTATTAATGAAATCGTATGTTGGCATTTACTTTAAA